ACTTTCATCTTTGAATTGGTCTACCCTCTCTTGGTCTGTATAAACAGATACATCTCCAATATATAAAACTAACTTTTGTTGCATTATCTAATGTTGTTTATGTAATCAAACGCTTCTTCAAATTCAATTGTGTATTCTATTAACTTATCGTTTACAGACGTCTTAAAAGCAATATCAGATTTAACCACCTTAACGGGTAAAACATTACTACCTCTTTCTATCCAAACATATTCGCTTAATAGCAGTTGTGTAAAGAACTCATTTGCTTCCTCCCAATAGTAACCACTACTTAAAGTAAAGCGTTGTTTAGCAGTCGTGTTAAACACCTTATTCGGTGCGTTTGATATATCGTAAGTTGCTGGGAAGTTTGTAGTAGGGTATGTTAACGTATTTGAATTATAACTTTCGTTTTTCCTTGACATTGATTTTGTTTCTTTTAAATAAAACCAAAGGTCTTGCTGAACACCAAACTTATTGATGAATATTATCTTTGTACCATTACCATACTTTGTGCAGTCAATTCTTTTTATTTCACTCGGATTAGAACTTGGTATAACTAAAGAATTAGCACCATAAAAGTTAACACTAACAACACCCGTTGTGCTTATCTCTGGAACGTAACCAGTAAATGATTGTCCTATTGAAGATTGTGGTGCAGATATAAGTGCTTCTCCATCTGTTTTAGCAACACATAAACCACTTGGCACTTCTGGGTTTGTACCCTCATCAAACGTACCATAGGCTTCCCAACCTACATCTTCAAAAGTAGTTGTGCTTACTAAAGTACCCGTACCATTAAAATCACTATACGTTTTTATTACGGTTTCTATATCTATTGTGTTTGGAACGTAGTTAGAAGTATATTCAACATCTAAATAATCCCTACATAACTCTGCTATTTCAAAGTTTATAGTCGTGTTTTTTTTTGTGTTTTTAACTAATGTATATCTTAAAACATTGTCTATTGTTATGCTACAAGTTGCAGATGCAACTCCACTAACTGGTATTTCCTTATACTTGAACTGCGGACTTCTTAACGCTATGTTGTTTATTACTGACATTATTTCTTTGTTGCTATTATTATTTCTTGTTCTACATCTAAAACCATTGCATCGATTAACTCTTGTGGTAATCTTTCCAATGCTTTGTTAAACGGTTTAGTAAAAAACATTGTTGCTTTTATACCTTTCTTCTTGATGCTATTGGCTAATATAAATCCCATTGTTTTGTAAGATCCAAACCTACCCTTTTTATCTCGTGGTTGCATACCTCTAAACTTTGCCCATTTAGCAAACGTACCCGTTGCGTATTCAAAGCCTTTTAGGTTACTACTTTGTTTATACGAAAAAGGACTGTTAGCACTTTGGCTATATGTTTTCTCTACACCCCTAACACCTCTGTCTTGGAACTGACCATAGTCCTCCATATAAAAACTAACAACAACACCATCGTTCTCTACTTCTAAACTGTATCGTAGGCTTTCATATAGTTTGTTATCTACGTTGTGTTTGCCTTTAGTTAAGTTTGACCTTGACTGTTGAATAACATACTTACCAAATAGTTCTAATGCTTGTTCTGTTTGTGTAAACTCCATTAGCAAATATTAATATCGTTGTATATAAGTATTTGACAACTTAACTGCCAACCCGCTAACATATTTTCAAACCTATCATAAAAAGGCGTCATAGTAGGATTACCCTCTAACTGATACATATCTTGATGCAAGTTCCCTTTTCGTAGCGTTTGAACTAACTTATTCAATACCGCCAACTGCGTGTTTAAAATATCTTGTTCGTTGTTATTACCTACAAAATTATCAATCGTTAAATCTTTTGATTGGTCAACAATATCAGCAGCCAATATAGACATATCAAACCTCAACACATTTTCTTCGTTTGTAACGCTATTAACCATTATATGTCCTAATGGAAATATATCTTGTTTGTTTAGATTAACATTCGATATACTACCGCTTGTAACAGTATTAATACTAACGTCTGATATTAACGCATCTTTAATCGTTTGTGTGATGTTATAAAAACCCCTTGCTGCTCGTTCCATTATTTAAATTTATTCTTTATTTGCTTTGCTTCTAATTCGTTTTTGTCTTTGATAAATGATAACATCATAAAACACTTATGGACATTTAGTTTGGTAATATCTTCAATTCGTCTAATATCTCCTTGAGATAATCCATAGATGCTTTGATACCAACCCCATTTTCTTCCAAAGTTTGATGTTCCATCAAGGCTTGTGCTTGTTCCCCCTCCAAAGAGTTCATCATAACTGTCGATAAGTCTATTCCTAAATTCCAAAAAAAAAATATAGCACCTAATACTGCGTCCATAGGAATATCAATTAAAGCATCTGATGTATCTATGTTATAATCTTCGATACTGTATTTGTCTTTAAGGCTTACCAGTACGGGGCGGTATAAAACGTTCATAGCCTTTTCCATCTTATCCCAGTCGCCTATAAATGTATCAAGGTCTATATACTCCCCAAAAGACATCTCGTCAAGTTGAGGTATAAACCCATACTGATTACCGTTTAGTTTAAACTTTGATACCAATGCTGGTTTCTGTTCTAATAGATCGTAAATCGTTTTAGTAATGTCGTTAACGTCTTGTAACTTTAAAAGCATTACTGTTTCCATAGGCACAGAACAAAATATACGTATTATCTGTGCGTTTAATATCTTATCATTGGTTTCAGTTTCTTGCACCTTTAAAAACGCTTTATATTGCCTTAAAGTGATTTCTGATAGTTTAGATGGTATTGTGATTTTTACTTCCATATTTATTTATGATTTTATTTGTATGTCTATATAACGTTTTGGTTTGTTGATTTTGTACCACAAAAAAACGCCACTAAATTAATAGTGACGCTTTCAAAACAAAAAACAAGTAAATTAAGTTTTAAAGTCTTTCTGCTATTCTGCAAATGTTTTTTAATATTATTACTACTGCTGGTGCTATTATTAAAGCAACGATAGGTAAACCTATCTTAACGTGCAGTTCTGTGTTCTTGTGTAGTCTTTTTAATCTTTTCATCTTTTTAGTTTTTAAGGTTATTGTTTTTAATTATAGTACAAATATAAAATACTTTATAATACCTCACAAGTCTTTAACAAAATTTTAACTTATATAATACGTTCCTCTATTTGGGTTTTGTAATTGATAAGATACTGCGTAGCGTATAGCGTCTATAATATGATTGAATTTATCTTGTGGTGTTTTTGATTTTCTCTCAAGCCAACTGTAATTGTTCAACTCCTTAATCAAATTGATACTATTCTCCTCAACAATCAAATCATAATCTTGCAATAATGATATACCATAAGTGATAGATCCAGCACCTTTAATAGACGCAACTACATTACAACCTTTTGCTTTTATCTCGTGTATCAATCTTGGTTCAGCACTATCTGCTATTATAAGACCATTTAAAGCGTGTTTAAGGTTGAGTTCTGCTATCTGTGATGTCGTAAGACCTTTTAAGTAAAAACATTCCTTTAAATAGATTATTTTGTTTGTAGTATCGATGTTGGTTTCTACCAATGTATTCTCATCATTTGCAAATCCATAATCTTGCCCAAAGACAGATACCCCTACTTTCTTAAATTGCCCTATCTTCCAATTGCTAAATATAACACCCTCTGCTTTGTCTAACCAACCACCAAGCATTTGATGTTTATACTTCTCTGGTCTACGTGCTTTAATGTTCTCTATCTGTTCTAAAAAACTCTTTGATAGGTTTTCTTTGTTGTCTATGTAAGTAGTATGTATGTATGTTGTGTTTTCTTTTGTTGTGTTTGTTGATGGACTAACACCCCTATCCTCAAAGAAACGTCTGTATATCCAATGTTCTTTTGTTGTTGGGTTTAATATTAAGATAACCCTATTCTGCACCTTTTGATTTCTTACGGATAGATCTATCTTATCAAAGATATTCTCATCAACCAATTCCTCTGCTTCGTCCATTACCCACGTAGATATATTAGTAAGTGATTTAAGGTTTGCAGTTTGGTCGCCAGATGAGGATTTAATACCCTTGAAGATAATCGATGAACCACTCAACCTATTTCGTATCTCTGATTTAGTAATATGAAAATGGTCTTGTAATCCTAACGTTTCAATCTTATCTATAAATTCGGGTATTATAGATACATAAGCAGATGTAAGT